AGACTTCCAAAACTTCGGCGATCCTAATGATGATGGTATAGACCAGCGATGGAATTCCAACGGTGGTACCTTAAACGGTGAAGAATACAGTATGCGTCGTAATTTTTATAACAAGCCATTAGCTACATTTAACTGGGATTGGGATATTAATGAAAACCTTACTCTTAATACTTCAATTTACGGATCTGCTGGTAGAGGTGGTGGAACTGGTCCTCGAGGTAAAAACTATGATGTTTTACCTTATCGTAAAGACTTATATGAATTTATGTATGAGGATAGTGTAACGCAATTCCGTAATGATGATGGTACTGTTAACTATGATGCAATCGTAGCAGATAACCAAGCAGGTGCTGGTGATGGTTACGGTGTAACAGATTCATTGACATCGAGCCCATTCTACGGTCAATTAGTTGGATCTAATGGTTATGACGAGAATGGAGTATATAGTGGTGGAATGGTTCGTAGAGCTTCCATGAATTCTCATGATTGGGTTGGTGCAATCTCAAATCTCCAATATGAAAAAGGGAATTGGAGAACATCACTCGGTTTAGATCTTCGTAGGTATAAAGGTTATCACTATCGTGCTATGAATGATCTTCTTGGTTTCGATGCTTACTATTCAACAGGTAATGATAATAACAGTGGTCAATTTATTAATACTACTGTTGATGCATCACCTTTCCAAAACACTGGACTTAATGGACCTAAAATTGATTACTACAATGTAGGTAATGTTAATTGGGCAGGTGTTAATGGTTTGGTTGAATATAGCAGTGAGGATAAATTAACTGCGGTTCTCCAAGGTGGTTTATCCAATCAGTCTTATCAGAGAGAAGATTATTTTGACCAACCTAATAACCCTATATCTGATGTTGCTAACATTGGTGGTGGATATCTTAAAGGTGGTGCCAACTATAACATAGATAATAAAAATAACGTCTTCTTTAATGCAGGCTTTATTTCTCGTCAGCCTATGTTTGATGGTGTCTTCCCAAGCTATGCTAATAACATTAATGATGATCTTCAGAATGAAGAAATCAAATCTGTTGAATTAGGATACGGTTATATAGGAAGTGAAGTAACAGTTAAAGCAAATGTATATGCAACTACCTGGGGTAATAGATTCCGCTCTTTGTCATTAACCAATGCACAAGGCATAGACGGTTTTGCACAGTTTAGTGATATTGACGTTCAACATAATGGTATCGAATTGGAGGCTACTTATAGACCAACCAATCGCCTTAAGTTTAACGGGATGCTCTCTGCTGGTGATTGGCGATATACTAAAGATTTTACTGCTACATTATATGATGATCAGCAACAAGAAATCGGTAATGGTACTCTTTACTTAAAGGATGCTAAAGTTGGTGATGCTGCACAATTTACTGCAAATGCAGGGGTTGATTATAGAATAGGTAAATTTAATGTAGATGCTCGCTATCGTTTCGTTGACGGTTTATATGCTGACTATGCAATTACAGATTCTGAATTTACTAATCCTGATAACTTAGGCGCACTTCAGTTGCCTTCATACGGATTAATGGATTTAGGAACAACTGCAAGGTTTGAACTATTCGGTCATGACGCTACATTTAGAGTTAATGTAAATAACGTTCTAAACACCACATACATTGCCGAGTCAAATACTAATATCCATGCTGATGAAACATCAGATACTTGGAATGGTGTTGATACTCGTAACTTTGTTTGGTTTGGTTTCGGAAGAACATGGAACGCTTCACTTAAGTATAATTTCTAAAAGCTTTTATTATTAAAGAAAGTATTAGGGAGAGGGGCAATTGCCCCTCTCTTTTTTGTCAATAAACAATCGTGAAATATTCAATATAAATATTAATAAATACCAATTATGATAATAGTAAGAAACAATGGTAAAGAATCTATCGATAAGATGCTTAAAAGGTATAAAAACAAAACCAAGAGAGTTAAGCAAATTCAATCAATAAGAGATAGAAAAGAGTATGAAAAACCATCAGCAGTTAAGAGAAAGAAAAAACTGAAGGCAATTTACAAACAGAGCATTAAAGATAAAGTTGAAAAAAGTTCCTAAAAAATTTTCAATTCCCAAATATATTTGTTATATTTAAATAAATCAAATAAAATATGGACAACGTATCTTTTACCCTTGATGGGAACCAAAACACAGTTATCTTTGATCTTGACGGAACTATCGCAGATATCAACGATCGTAGGACTATTTCTACAAAGGACAACGGTAAGATGGATTGGGGTAAGTTTTTTAACCCTGATAACATTGCATTAGACAAGCCTAATGTACCTGTTATTCAAATGATGAAAATTTTAAAGTCACAAGGACACTTTATTGTAATTCTTTCTGGTCGAAGTAAAGCAACTAAAGATGCAACTAAAGATTGGCTTACCCAATTTGATGTTCCTTTTGATGTACTAAAAATGAGACCTACTGGCCACCCATGGGCCTTCATGCCAGATGATAAGCTGAAGCAGCACTGGTTGGATACTCTTTTTAGTGGAGATAAGAAAAATGATATTCTTTGTGTATTTGATGACCGGGATAAGGTCGTTAAAATGTGGAGAGATAATGGTTTACACTGTTTCCAAGTAGCTGAAGGCAATTTTTAATTAAACATTATGATTAAGACTAACGAAAAACTCTATCGCTCCAATGGGTACATTGGAGGGGTGTGTGAAGGATTAGGTGAGTGGAGTGGAGTACCAAGTATCTTATGGAGGATTGCATTTATACTCACACCTTCTTTTTGGGCCTATGTATTACTATGGGTTTTTGTTAAACAAAAAAAATAATTATGCTTTATAAATATGATCATGGGACTCTTAAGTTTGCTAAACTTTGTTTCAAAAAATCCATATCAATTATTATTGGTGCTAGCACCCTCATCCTTATCATTGGTTATATGATAGGTTCATCTACAAGGAAGGAAGTTATCATTAAAGAATTTATTGAAGCTGAACAGGTAATTCTCGTACAAGAGTTAGATACATTCAGTCAAGATAAATTCATTGCAATGATAACAGACTTAAATGTAAAATACCCACATATAGTCATGGCTCAATCTATCTTGGAAACTGGCCATTGGAAGAGTAATATCTTTTTAGAAAATCATAACCTATTTGGTATGAAGCAGGCAAGGCGTAGGATCACTACTGCCGAAGGTACTTCAAGAAATCATGCATACTATAATCATTGGAGGGAATCCGTATATGACTATGCATTTTACCAATGTAGGTATCTAAGTAAGATTGATTCTGAAGAAGATTATTTTGAATATCTAGGTGCGAGTTATGCAGAAGCACCTAACTATGTAAATGTATTAAAGGCTACAATTGAAAAAGAGAACCTTAAGGCTCTCTTTAACTAAACTAAAAAAGGAACCACCGGTTCCTTTTTTTATCTTTCCATTTCCCAACTATAGGTTATGACCCAGGCTAATGCCTTTTGTACATACCTTTGTTTCATTGTAGGTAATTTCTTAAATGCCTTATCCTTTTTAAGGTATGCATCTAATTCTTTCCAATCCTTAATATCTTTTTTACCACCGTCTGGTATTTTGATTAATTTTCTTACCCGGTAATAAACCTCCTGCTGATCTTCATCCATGTTATCTGTGAATGAACCTCCTCGGCCACCCCATCCTTCATTAACGCCATTCTCCAATTCGGTTCTTAAGTAATGCTTTGCTTTAACTAGGTATTCTTTTGCCAAGATAACTTTTGATTGCCACCAATGTGGTAAATCTACTTCACCTTGCATTTCTAATTGCTTCATCATTTCACGTAGTTCTCTGGCATATCTTTCAATTACGCTGAGGTCATTTCCTAACATAGCAGGTTCATTATCAATATGACCCACATCAGTGTCCTCTGTTATATTTGAAGTTTTCCAATGTTCACTATCATTAGCACCTCGAGTTGGGTGTACATCATTAAAGCCTTGGTATTCAGGAGTTCCAAATGCATTGGTTTCTGTACCTGCCATTTCATCCCAGTAATTCTTAAAGTCTTTTACGGTTCCTTTATAATGACGGATTTTATTTAAATCTTCTCGTTCTTGATTATCCATTACTTTCCAAATTTTTGTTTTAGTTTATGAATCTCCGTTTGTACCTTTAAACCCTCAAGGTCAATTTTATCCATTTTAATTTTAAGTTCATATAAAGCAATTGCATAATTATCTCCCCTATCCTGTGCTGCTCTATATCTTTGAATGTTTTCCTGTTCTCTTGCCTTTAATCTCTTTGCAGCTGCGCTAGGATCAAACTCATAATCTTCTGCTTCGTTTAGGTAATCATTAAATTTTACTATACTCATAGTTACACTTTATAATTTTTAAGAAGTTCTTTTAACTCTACAATATCGGCAGGATTTAATTGTATATAGTTTCTGCCTACATTTATTTGCATACATTTTCTACCTAAGCCGAATGACTCAACATCCTTAGGTCCTACGAATGTAGTTACTAATGCATTAGCATCACCTTTAGTACCTGCCTGGTTCCATTCACCTATATCAGTTCCTTCGTTAAGATTAGCTTCAGACATAGCAGAATAGCTTTCACATGCCTCATCTATCTTTTCGTTGATATGCTTCTTGGCTTCTTTAATATATGACTCTGCGGTATGTTCTGGGTTATCGTTAGTTTCATAACTATTAGCTTGCTCTGCTACATTATTTCCTAACTCTTGGACTGGACCAACTATTGCATCCATATTATAACCGGTTGCCTTATAGCTACTACCTAAACCGTACGATGTACTGTTACTTGCACCAAATCCTACTGGTACAAAATCTTCAAATAAATCTATTTTTTTCATTCTATGTATATTTTGATTATATATTCATAAAACTAACTCTTAAATCAGTATATAAAAATAAACAACTTATTATGTCAGAATTTTTTAGAACATCGATGGGCCGTAAATTTTATGAGAGTGATATACCTCAACTTACAAAAGTTTTAGAAAAAATTGCAACCCAAATGGAAATCAGTAATAAACTTGAAGAAAAGAGATTTAGACTTGATGAAAAATTAAGAAAGCTTCAAATTAAAGATATCAATGAAGAAAGAAGTATCGATAAGTAAAGAAGAATTCATCAATGCTTTAAATAAAGGTAAAAAATGCTATCTAAAAAAGCCTAGATCTTGGCAGAAGGTTTGGTATTGGTGGGAGATAGATAAAGAAGATCCTGATGAAAGATGGTTTATGAATGTTTATAAATCAGAGAAAAAAGGTTTAGATAATTTTAAAGAATCGAATTGGATAACTGCAAAGGATTTAGATACATGGTTAAATCACGCAGAACGGAACGGGTATAAATATTACATTCATGAATAACTTAGTACTTGCATTTATACTCTTCTTTATCGGGCAATCATTAATATGGTTTCAATCAAATGGGCAGTTTGTATGGCCTTGGTTTAAAGAACATCCATGGACAATTTCAATCTTATTTGGTACTCTCGCTAGTTATATTTTTATTAAAGCTACCGCAGTTGTAGTAACTCATTTTGGTGGTGTGTTATGGCCAGGTAGGTTTATTGGTTTTTCTAGTGGCATAGTTGTGTTTGCATTATGCACTTACATTTTTCTAGGAGAAGGCATTAACCTAAAAACAATAGTATCACTTATGTTAGCATTTGCTTTATTGTGTGTGCAGATTTTTTGGAAATGAAAGACCCTTATCAAATATTAGGAGTAAACAGAAATGCATCTGATGAAGACATAAAAAAGGCATATCGAAAATTGGCAAAGGAGCACCATCCTGATAAAGGTGGTGATGAAGGTAAATTTAAAGATATTGCAGAAGCATATGATTCATTGACTAATCCTACCAAGAAGTCTCAATTTAATTCTAATCCGTTTGGTGGTTTTGATGAATCATTTTTTGAAGACTTTATTAGAACCGGTGGGTATGGTAATGATGGGTGGGCTAACAATTTTAACCAAAGGTACGGATTTAATACTAAGGGCTCAAACACATCAGCACAAATATACATTACAATCGAAGAGGCTTACTTAGGTTGCCAAAAGGAAATAAGATTAGGAACTAAAACGGTTAGTGTTGATATTAAGCCGGGTGTTAAACCGGGTCAAAGAATGAGACTAAAAGGATTAGGTCAACGTGGAATGACAGAAGAACAAAACGGTGATCTAATTTTAACAGTTTTATTGAAAGATGATCCAGATTTTTATTTAGACCAAAAAGGATTACATACGATAAAGAGAATATCTTTATATGATGCATTATTAGGTAGTAAAGGTGAAGTAAAAGTATTTGATAAGACTATACAATACAATATTCCTAAATGTGTTAGAAATGGTACAATGTTAAGAGTGAAGGGTAAAGGGTTTCCTAGTTATCATAACCCTAGTATGTGTGGGGATTTTTTTATTAATATCCTCGTGGATTTACCAACAGAGTTATCTGAAGAACAGGAAGTGCTGATTAAAAAAATGAAAGACTTAGAAAATGGAATTTGATAATGATAATGATGAATTTATGAAGTTTCTTTTAGACCAATTGGAAAATACCAGTTGGGATCAATATATGAATTTATGTTATAATGTAATTTCAATGTTTCCTGATCAGGTATTACATTATGACGAAAGAACTGCAAAACATAAGATAGAAAGTTTAGACAGGATCTTAACTCACTTTGAAGAAAAAGAAGACTTTGAAAAATGCGCTAAGATTAAAGATATACAAGATAGGCTAAAAAATTGTTAATAACTTTTTGAAAAAAGTCTAGGAAAAATTTTCAATTCTCGTTTTTATTGATTATATTTATAATATAATTAAACAAACGGAATATGACTGAATACACAAACCTTACTTATTTACAATCCTTCTTGGATGAAATGAGATCTTCCTCTTCAGGAAATCATAAAATTGCAACTCTTAAAAAGTATGCCGATAATTCGGATGAGAATGAAGATAGAGAATTCATCCAGAAGGTTTTCTTCTATACTTACAATCCTTATTATAAGTACAATGTTACTCCAAAGAATTGTAGGAAGAATTCAGATCTTCTAGGACATCCTAATACTTACGGTAGCATCTTTACCTTATTGGACGATCTTAGAAACCGGGTCTGTACTGGTCACTCTGCAATTGCTAATGTAAACCGCTTTATCCAAGAGTGGCCACAATGGGAGACAATCATTTATTCAATTCTTAACCGAGATCTGAATATGGGCTGTGGCACTACTTCTATCAATAAGGCAATCCACCCAGAACTTATTCCTACCTTTAAGGTGGCTTTGGCAAATGCCTATAACCCTAAGAGAGTGGATTTTCA